TTTCCCTTTCAGTGACGGCGGAGACTTCGACAGCGAATTTGAGGTCGCTTTTGAAAGCGCTCAAGCAGAAGTCAATCGTCAGTCAGGTCCCGGTTACCCCTACAGGCTCTTTTCGCAGCAGAACGGCAAGTTCTTAGACCAGTTTGGTGCAGAGGTGAAGGAGAGAGTGAAAGAGAGGATCAGAACGATCCTGTTCGATGGTCACGAGTTTGAAAAACTAGCTGACGAACCGCTCTCTTGGTTGCGACTTGGACTTCGCGACCCTGATCGCCTTTTTCCCAAGAACCAGGCCTTGCCTAAGCGCAAGCCTTTGCCGAGAGTCATATGTGGGGCTTCGATAGTTGACCAGTTAGTTACTCGCATTTTCTTCCAAGGATTTGCTAAATCCGAGGGCAAGTGTTACCCCCATGTCGTCACCACAAAGAAGGGGGTGGGCTTCAGTGATGAGCATGCTCAGGCCATAGGCGAGCAGGTTGAACTTTTGTCCGAATTGTTTGGAGCACCTCCCAAGGTGTCCGACGTTAAGGGCTGGGAAAAGACCTTCGATCGTTCCGTGGCAGAGTGTAGTCGCAGACCTATGATCATGACTTGCAAGAACTACCAGGCCTGTATTCAGTGTTTTCACAGGTCGTTCGAGTGGTGGAAGCATAGTCTCTGTACCAACTGCGCCGTCTTCGATGACGGCACGCTAATTGTATTCATGGACGACAAGGTTCAGCGTAGCGGGAATTATCTCACAACCACGTCGAACGGCATTGGCCGCGCGACGTGCGCATTTTTGGTGGGTTCAGTTCCTTGCACGGCTGGCGATGATTGTTTTGAGTGGAGCGAACTTAGCGTTGAGGAGTTGATAGAGGCTTATAAAAGCATTGGTCTGACGGTTCGCGACGTTTCACAAGTGAGGCCCAATTCAGTTGATTTCTGCTCTCACCACTTCTATAAAAAGGGGGGGTGCGATGGCGCGTGGACTTGCTACCTGTTCGCTCATCAGCGAATGTTATGGGAGGCGAGCCGCGACAGGAAGATAGACCCAAATTCAGACGAAAATTGGTTAAAGGAGATTGAGAATGCTCCAGACTGTGACTTCGTCGACAAGGTCAAGTTATTCCTTAATGAGCGAAATCGAGTGCTCAGGGCCGTCGCTGGGCATGCGAAAGCAAGGAGCGGGTGCGGGACCGCCGAAACAACAGCCCGCACAACAGAAGATGAAAAGGAAGCCGAGGAAGGCTACCCGGAAGATGGAACCAGTAGCAACTGTTTCAAGATCTGGGAATCGTGCGCCGAAGACTAAAACCGTGAAAGGTGGTACCGTAGTTTCTCATTGTGAGACCTACGGCACCAACATCACCGGTAGTGTCAATTACGCGCTGTCTTCCACATGGGCATTGAATCCTGGTTTGCAGACTTACTCAAAAGGTAGTCCTTTAGGGCTTTGGCTGGGGCAAATCGCTACGAACTTCGACAAATATGAGATTCAGAGTCTCAAGTTCAAGTTTCGAACAGCGTGCTCTACCTTAACTACGGGCCTCGTGTTTTTCGGCTTTGAGCCGAACCCCGAGGGCACCGAACCCACGAGTTACCAGGAAATACGCAATATGTACAGTGTCGATGGCTCTGCTCACGCGAATCTGCAGTTTGACATTTCTAGTAAGGTCAGAAAACAACTTTTGGTCAGAAAGGGCAACGTTAACAACCTGCCTAATTACGACGTCGGTAAAGTATATTTCGGAACCATTGGAGTCAACGAGAACGCGCTAGTGGGCTTCGTAGACGTTGAGTATCGCGTCAAGCTCATTTCCCCTCAGTCTTCAAACACTTCCAACACCGTGAACCCAGTGTCGGTTTTGGGCGTTTTGCCCACCTGGCGCTATGAGGTTAACGCAGCTGGAGTGGGTGACGTAAATTGCGCCACATCTTCGGCGTCCTTCATTCACACAGGCCTCCTTTCAGGGGGTACAGCGACAGGGGCGCCGCTTTTAACTCTTTC